AATTATCGTAAGCATTTTAATATTGCAGATCAAGATGTTATTATGTGTTCATGGTGTAATATGTCACAAGCAGTAGACTTACATCACATTGTCTATAAGAGTCAGAAAGGAACAGATGAAGTAGAGAATATTATAGCACTTTGTAGAGGATGCCATGAAAAGGCACACAATAGAGCAATAAGTGAGAGTGATTTGCTACAAAGACAGAAACAAGTAATGAGAATATATGATTGAATTAACACTCCCAATACCAATCTCAGTTAATCAAGCTTACGCAGGTTTTAAGCGCAGGTTTAAGAGCAAGCCATACAAAGAGTACGAAAAGAGTGCAAAAGCTTACTACGAGCAAAATTACGACGAATTTGATATACCTAATGGAAAGCTTAAGGTTACATATAGGTTTCTAACTAACTGGCACAATAAAGATGGTAGTATTAAGAAGAAAGATGTATTTAATTACGAGAAAGTATTATCTGATAAGCTGTCTGACTTAATTCCTACATTTGAAGATGAGAATATATGGAAAGGAGTGGTTGAGAAAGTACAGAGTGATAAGGATATAGTAGAGATTACAATTGAAGAATATAAAAGTTAGAAAAAAAGACTTGACTATTAAATTCATTCAGTTACAATTAGTATATACAAATTAATTATACTACCATGAAAGCTACAGAATTAGAATATCAGTTCGGATGTGAGAATGAAGAACTTCTTATTGACTTCTTATTATCAAAAGACTTAATTACAGAAGATCAGCTTAATCAGTTCGCTAATCTATACAGTGAAAAGTTTAATGACTTTGTGATTGATGTACATGAACAAGAAATTATGGATCAAGCTTATCAACAATAACAATTAATTTAAACTATTATGAAAACACAATATTTTGTATTTGAGTATGAAGATATGAAGCAGCTTGAGAAAGCTATTAACAATGCTATTGATGATGGATGCGAACTACAAGGCGGTGTATGTTATGCAGATGGATTGTATGTACAAGCACTAACAAGGACAACTAAATTTATTAACCAATAATACTATGTCAAAAGAAATACTAAACAAATTTGCAGATAAGATTTACGGTGTACCAAGAGAAGAAGCGTTACAGCAATTTGGAGAGAAGTTTATCCGTAATACAGTAGAGTTCTGTGAGAAGGCAGAAGCTAGAACTAATATATTTAAAATACATAAAATATAAGCAATATGAGGTCAAATAAAGACAAGGAATTATTAATTACACAGGAAATATTAAAAAGCAGTTTAAGTTATAATAAAGATGCTGGTTTGTTTACATGGAGATATGCAAAAAAAGGAACTGCAAAAGGAAGTTTCGCTGGATGTGTTAATTCATTAGGATATACCTTTATTGGTATTAATAAAAACAGATATTTAGGACATAGATTAGCTTGGCTATATATTCATGGTAAATGGCCAGATAATTGCATAGACCATATTAATGGGAATAGATCAGATAATAGAATAGATAACCTAAGAGATGTTACGCACTTAGAAAATCATAAGAATAGAAGAATGAATACTAATAATACATCTGGGTCTACAGGTATAACATGGAGAAAAGATTTATGTAGATGGTGCGCTAGAATATATGTAAATGGAAAGCAAATATATCTTGGATTTTTTGAAAATAAACTGGATGCAATCAATGCTAGAAAAAAAGCAGATAATAAGTACAATATTTTTACTACTAAACAAATATCATAATGAAAGAATTATATACAAAGCTAGCTAAGGTACAAGGACTTGCTGTAACAAAAGATGGAAAAGGACATCAGCATAAATATCCAACACTTGATAATATAATCGACACATTAAAGCCACTACTAGATGATCATAATTTATTGTTATTCCACGCATCAAACAATGGAGCAATGGAAACACATTTAGTAGATGTAGATACACAGCAAGAGATAGTAAGCTCATTTGTACTACCACAATTAGCAGATATGCAAAAGATGGGAGGAGCTGTAACATACGCTAAGCGTTATAATCTAGGACAGATCTTTAATATAGTAACTGACAAAGATGACGATGGAGAGGCTGTTAATGCTTTAATAAAAACTACGTATGTATCTCCCTCAAGATCGTCTAAAGGAACATTTTAATAAATTAATAATAAACTACTATGAGTACAATTTACTGCGGAAGCGGAAAGAAAACAAACAAACAAGACTGGTTCAAGGTTAACATTAACCCAGCTAAGTTTGCAGAACACGTTAAGCTTAAAGACGGTAAGAATATGCTTTACTTGAATGTAAACATTAAAGAAGAGGCAGATCAATATGGTAAAGACTTAAGCGTTACTATTAACGACAAAGAGGATTACTATGAGTTTAAAGGAGATAACCTATGTGGAGGCGGTAAAGCAATTAAAGAAGACTGGCTACAATTAGCTATTGAAACTGACTTAATTAAACCACATGTACAAGAGTTTAAAGGACATAAGTTTATCAAGCTTAACTTAAACGTAGATGATAGTGGAGTACGAGTTTCAGTTGATACTTGGAAGCCAGAAGATAAGGTAGAAGAAGTGCCAATTGCTAATCAGTCAGACATTAAACCTGAAGATTTACCATTTTAGCATGAAGATCCAAGGAGAAATAGTAGGTGGGAAGCTAAAGATAGATCGTAGCTTAATTGCTCGATCTGTCCTAGATCTTGGAGATTGCAAGGTAACACTTGAGATTAAGAAGTTTAAGAGTAGTAGAAGCTTGAGACAGAATGCTTACTATCATGGAGTAGTTGTACAAGTATTATCAGATCATACAGGAGAAGAGCCTAAGATGATGCACGAGATACTTAAAGCAAAATTCCTATCAGTAGAAGCGCCAGAGTCAGCACAAACACTTTCTGAGTTCGTAGAGATACCACATTTTAGAATAGTGAGAAGTACTACGGATTTAAATACTAAGGAGTTTGAAGAGTTTATGGAAGAGGTAAGGAGATGGGCGAGTATGAAGTTAGGATGCTGGATTCCAGAGCCACACGAGTCAGAGTTCGGATACTAATTGTTCTTTTAAATGTAGGTTGTAAATTGCGAAGTAATTCGTAAATACGAGATAATAGCGAACGATGTAAACGGGGCAGTAATTCAGGATGGTAAACTTGTGCTAGCAGAAATGCTATACAGAGCAAACCTCGAACTTACTAAACGTGGCTGCCATACCAAACCTAAGGACTTACACGCTCATGTGCAAACGCTATGGCTTACAACTTACTTTTAAGATAATAATTAAAACAATATGAAACTACACGACAAACACAGCTTATATGATATAGCTAAAGAACTAGGTATATTACTACCTACACTTGCCTATAAAGCTAATGCAGGAGATTTTAAGACTGAAATGCGAATAGGACGTAATGGACGAGACACTATGTTCTCTACTATGCATAATGTACTACACGCTGTAGCACGAAGTTCTCGTATTCTACGAAAGAAACATGCTGATGTTTTACGTAAATATAAATATAACGATTAAACTATGTACTACGAAATACAAGAAACAAAGCAAATGGACGCTGAGTATGGATTAATACAGTTAGATATTCATGAGAAGCAGATTAATAAGAATATCAAGGAAATAAAGAATCATACATTTGTAAGTATTGCAAGTCTTGACCCAGAGTCTGAGATGAATGTGCATAAGATATTATTAAGAGAGGTAAAACGTGTTCGTCAATTATTAAAATCTAAAATATAAAAGTTATGTTAAAGAAATTATTAAGCAAGCGTAAAGAGAACAGTTGTGTATTATGCATACCAGATTTACATGCTCCATACCATCATAAGGATGCACTAGACTTTCTTAAAGCATTAAAAAAGCAGTATAACCCTGATAGGGTTGTTAATATGGGTGACGAACTTGACAATGCAGCTATTTCATTTCATTCATCTAACCCTGATTTAGATAGCGCTGGTAAAGAGTTAAAGAAAGGGCGTAAGTTTCTAAAAGAACTTGAGGAGATGTTCCCAGTCATGGATATTATGGAAAGTAATCATGGAAGTTTACTGTATAGACGTGGATTAGAACATGGAATACCAAGAGATATGCTGAAAGATTATAGAGATGTGATATTCGATAATGGTGGAGGTAATGGATGGGTATGGCATGATGTACTTGAGATTAAGCTTAGCAATGGAGAAGTGTGTGCGTTTATGCATCAGGCACAAGCTAATGTATTCAATCATGCTGGTATATTAGGAATGAGTTTAGTAGCAGGGCATAGGCATAGTAAATTTGAGATTGGTTATATTTCTAGTCCGTCTAATTTAAGGTTCGGTGCATGTATTGGATGTTTATTAGATAATAAGTCAATGGCTTTCGCTTATAACAAACTACAGCCTAAACGACCTATTCTTGGAGCTATGATTATAGAAGAAGGAGTACCTAAGCTTATACCTATGACGTTAAAGAAAAATGGTAGATGGAATGGAGTTGTAGCATAGACAAATAGAAAATAACAGTGTAATATTACAATGCCTTAGCAAACAAGCCAGAAGTAATATATAATACGCTTGATAACCGCCTAAGGCTTTTTCTCGTCTTATTAGAAAAAAAGTCTTGACTAGATAGTTACTATAGATTATTGTTGTTGTATATTAATTTAAACCATTATGGACAATGAATTAAAGCATAAATTGGCAGAAGAAGAGTATACAGATGAAGAGAGAGTGATGATGGATTTAGAACGCAAGAGCAAGAAAGAACGGAAAGAAAGCATTGACAAGAAGCAAGAAAGAGATTACTATTAATCTGCATACAAGAACAAAGGTAGATTTAATAGTATTAGGACGGAAACTTTTGTTTACTGTATGCAACCTAGTACTATTAATTTTATATTTATGAAAACTTGCACAAAATGCAGTGAAGGAAAGTCTTATGATAATTATTATAAAAGTAAGAATATTAAAGATGGATATACAAATGAATGTAAGTCATGCATTAAGATCACTCTTGAGATTTATAATAGAAGTATAAAAGGGTTGGTTACAAAGATGTATTCACATCATAAGATAAGAAATAGGGACAAGTTTAATTCTAATATTCCATACACAAAAGAAGAATTTAAGAAATGGATTACATCAAATAACAACTTTGAAGAACTTTATAAAAACTGGGTTGATTCAGAATATGATAAAATGTTAAAGCCTTCGTGTGATAGATTGGATGACTACAAAGGATACTCACTTGAAAACATACGATTAGTAACATGGAAAGAAAACTGTGATAAATATTATAGTGATTCAAAGAGTGGAATAAACACAAAGACTGGTAAAACAGTTGTTCAATATTCTTTATTTAAGTCATTTATTAAAGAGTTTCATTCTATCAGTAGTGCTTCTAGAGATACAGGAATAGGAAAACATTCAATATCAAAAGCATGTAATGGAACACAGGAACACGCAGGAGGATGTATTTGGAAATTTAAACAATAAACATGACAGGAATTAAGCACGACCAAGGTAAACTAAGATATGATTTACTACCAGCAGACGCATTAGAAGCAATAGTAGAAGTTCTAACACATGGAGCTAATAAGTATGGAGATAATAACTGGCAAGAACTAGAAGACTTTGATAACAGATACCATGCAGCAATGATGAGACACCAAGAGAAGAAACGACAAGGAGAGTTCAGAGACATTGATAGTGGATTACTACATTCAGCACATGTAGCAACAGGAGCAATATTCCAACTATGGAAGGATTTACAAACTAATAAATAAAACTATGAATCACTTTATTACAAGTTTAGCAGCAGGTTTTGTATTTGCATATTTAGTGGCTAATCATTTACAATTAATTAACTAAATAACCCACCCCAAACAGAGGTGGTCATACGCGCTCCCCAAATCGGGGAACGGTAACATTTATAAAAAGGACTAGACAAGGTTTAGTGTAGAGTGTAGACTATAAACACATGAAGAATTGGATAAAAGCATCGGCATTCGCAGACATATCACTAATGGTATTAGATATTTGCAACGAGTATGCGGTGTCAGGAAAGATTAAGGATCAAGAACTAATTTTATATGTTAACAAATTGATAGATGCAAACACTAAAAAATATTAAAGAAGGAGATACTCTTACAGATTTTCGTGGAGATGAAATGTATGTAGATACTATTGGTACTATTGAGATAAATGATGAATATATAGATGTGTATGTTATGAAAGATGATAGGAATGACTGGACTGCAACTTATACACTTAAACAGCTAGAAGACTTTGAGTACTATATTAAGGATATTGAGTGTTCAGACTGTATACTAAACACTGAAGAGGAAGAGTGTGATTGTTACGATGAAGGATATGATGATGGTTACTATGATGCAATGAATGGTGGAGAAGCTAAGCTTTACTCAACAGGAGTTGATCAAATGCATAAGGAGATGCTTGAAGTAGCAAGTCATGAACATACATTTGCTAATATGCAGTTAGGTTTAATGTTAGCTACTATAGAAGAGATAAAAGAAGTAACAGAAGAACCAATAGTTGATATGATTATAGAGAACGTACTAGAACGAAGAGCAATTGATATAGCTATACACTCAAAGAAAATATTGAACGATAAGGACTAGACAAATAGTAATGACTTGCTATACTGAATATACGTTTAATTTTATAAAACAGTATATTATGAGTAAAGATATAGGATATAATGACAAGGGTATTTACACAGGTGAGGTAATTGACGGCAATGGGAACAAGAGGACTGAATGTCAAATTTTTACAAGAGTAATGGGATATCACAGACCAGTAAGTCAATACAACAGAGGTAAGAAATCAGAATACTACTCACGACAATGCTTTAATGAACAAGCAACGTCTAACTCAGAGTTTGTAAAAGAATACGCATAATAACAATAAATAAGGATCTAAGTTTAAACACTTAGGTCTTTTTATATTAATTAGAAAAAAACTCTTGACTATATATTTAGGTGTGATACTATTAAGGTACATTAACTTTATACTATGAAATACAAACTATTAAAAGATACGCCTACACATAAGGCAGGGGCTATATTTATTGAACTAGATAATGGAAGATACACAGAGGAAATTTATGAGGTCGATCAGCTTAATTATTCAAAAGAACAAATAAGCAACCCTGAATGGTTCGAGCCAGTAGAAGAGTTTAAGAAGGAGTTTGAGGTTACCGCTTTTGCGTATGCAGACGATTCTTTCTGGTTGCATGAGAAGATAGGAACAGAAGAACAAGCTAAGGCTAAGAAGGAGCTGATGGTTCATATTTATAAGTTTGAAGAGCCGAAAGAATCGCGAAGTGATAATTGTTTCTATTTAGATCCTGATCTAGATTGGTGTGAAGAAAATACTAACACTATGAGTAGAGCATCTATTGATTATCATTTAGGACTAGTGATTACAAATAATACTGATAAACAAGACCGTGAAGAACGAATCCTATTACTAAACAATTATATTAACTCATTAAAATCTTAACCATGAATATAACTGAACAAATCAATTGTCTTGATAGGAACACTGCTAGGCATCTAAAGGCTATCATTGAGACTAGTTTCGAAGCCCTAAGAGTTATAGTTAGCGATGAAAAAGAGGCAGAAGAGATATATGTTGTACTTGAGAGTATTGTATGGGTTACTAAGAAACGAATAAAGGAACTGTCTATTGATGAAGAGAGTAATTAATCAATTAAAAATTAAGTTATGAAAACACTATTAAAAATTATCGTAGCACATATTCTGTTTTACTTGTTAATGTCGTATATAACTTGGGATATAACATGGACTATAGAAACATTGCAAGAAATGGAGAAAAGCATGGACGTAAGAGCTTTAATATTTATGCTATATGCAATACTTTGCTTCATGCCATGTTACGCTATATACATGAATAAATAACCCCCACAAGAGAACTAACATTTATTAAATAAGAAATAAAACTATGGAACGAACACATTCAAGCTTAGAATTAAGCAAATGGCTAAAGGAGAAAAGGTTTTGTAAAAAAAGCAAGTATACAATTAGCGGTCACAATATTATTAATGGAGCTCCAACTGTTTATAAATATTTTGAAAGAAATAACCGTGAAGATGTATTGGAGTTTGAATATCCTGCTTACGACATACTAAACGACCTTTGTGTAACTCACGCTAAAAAATTGTTTGGGGAAGAAATGTTAAAATGGACAGAGTTAAGCGAAAATAAGAAATTTTATCAGCAGTTCAAGATGCCATTTTTTGCTAATGAGATGTGTGAGTTTGTTCCAATGATAGTAATGCAATTAATAAAACAAGGAAGAAAAGAAGAAGCTGAACAATACATTATGGATAACTGTATTTTATAATGCCAGAACACAATAAAACATTGGCAGAACTATACGATATTAAGGAGGTTGTAACAGAGAAGTTATGCTTTGTAGAACTTGGAACACACGAGAATGTATTTCTATGGTTTGCATTTAGAATGGTACTAGCAGATATAGATATTTTAGAAACTAAATAACAGGTATAGTTATACCTAATTAGGTTCAAAGCAGAAACTTTTAATAACATTGAAGCTTATCATAACTTTGACAATAAAAGCTTGCTTGAACATGCCAAAGAAATGCTAAAAGCTGCTCAAGACGAAGGATTATTGCAAGATGAACCTAAAATATGTAGTGTACGACTTTGTGGAGGAGAGGTAAAAGAAGAAACTACTAACGGGAAAACATATCTTGTATGTCAAAAGTGCAATGCTCATAACTTTAATAATTCTAACAATGACTAAACAAATAACTAAAGAAGAGGCTAGAAAGGCATTTCATTCAATGGATGATCGTTGTAATGTTTGGACAAAAGAACATGACAGATGCTTTGAAACATTAAAACAATACATCGAACAAGACAACAGCCAAGAGGAAGCTAAGACGCTTGATGAGATTGAGGAGGAGTTTTGGAGAACTAGTAATGAATTTGCTGAATACTGCTTAGCAGATCATTTTGTTGATATTAGAGACCTGAAAGATTCAATCAAACAAGCCTGCAAACAATACTCAGCCTCTAAAGACAAAGAAATAGAATCTCTCCGTCAAACAGTATCAGACTTAAGCCAGAAGCTTGACATGAAGGGATATGAGGGTTAGTATGTAGATACTTAATAAGATAGATATGACTAAAGATAAAGGAGGAAGACCAAGCTTATATAGTGAAGAACTTTCTTTGACTATATGTTCTAGAATGGCAGCAGGAGAAAGCTTAAGGAAGATTTGTAGTGATGATGATATGCCTAACAGGGCGACAGTGCATCTATGGTTACTTACTAAGGAACATAAAGGGTTTTTTGACCGATACGAAGAATCTTGTAGAATAAGAGCAGAGAATATGTTTGATGAACTAGAGGAAATAGCAGATAGTACAGAGAAAGATAACGTACAAAGAGATAGACTTAGAACAGATGTAAGAAAGTGGAAGCTAAGTAAGATGTTACCTGCTAGGTATGGTGATAAGATAGATGTTACAAGTGACGGAGAGCAGATACAGCCTGTATTAGTAAAATTTATAGATGCCAAAGACAATGGAGATACCGACGGAGTATAAAAGACTATTTGATTCAGACTGGAGAGAGGCTGCAGTTTACGGAGGAAGGTATTCTTTAAAGTCACATACAGTAGCAAGATATTTGTTAATAAAAGCACGTGAGAAGAAAAGAAGGATTGCTTGCTTTAGGGAGTTTCAAAGTTCTATTTCTGAAAGTTCTCATCAGTTGTTATCAGAGTTAATAAAAGAGTTCGGTTTTACAGATTTCAAAATCACAAACAATTCTATAGTAAACACTGTGAATGGTTCTGATTTTATATTTAAAGGGCTATGGAATAACGAACAAGGTATAAAGTCTATTGAGGGGATTGATATTGCATGGGTTGAGGAATCACAAACAGTGTCAGAAAAAAGTATTGAGGTTCTAACCCCTACAGTTCGTAAGGATGGATCGCAAATAGTTTATACATACAACAGGCTACTAGAGGAAGATCCTGTGCATAAGCGATTAGTATTAGAAGGAAGACCTAACACGTTAGTAATTAATCAAAACTACGATATTGCTATAAGGTACGGCATGATGGCAGATGTGATTAAGGATGAGCTAGAAGATGATAAGAAGCATAGACCAAATCTTTACAAGCATAAATGGTTAGGAGAGCCGCATAATATGGAAAGAAAGATCTTTAAGGATTGGGCAATTATTGACGAAATACCACATGAGGCAAGACTAGAAAGAAGAGGTCTTGATTTTGGATATACAAATGATCCTAGTGCGTTAATAGATATTTACTATTATAACGGTGGATACATACTTGACGAGGCAATGTATGCAAAGGGATTGAGTAATAAGCAAATAGCCGATATATGTAACCTTATAGAAGGAAATGTATTAACAATGGCAGACGGTGCAGAGCCGAAGAGTATAGATGAGATAAGACTGCACGGTGTAAACATTATAGCAGCTAAGAAAGGAGCAGGTAGTGTGTGCCAAGGAATACAGTTTGTGCAAGATCAAAAGATCAGTGTAACAAAAAGAAGTGTGAATATTATAAAAGAATACAGGGGTTACTTATGGAAAGAGAACAAAGAAGGAAAGATAATAAATGAGCCAGAGCATCAGTTCTCACATAGTATGGATGCAATACGTTATGGGTTTAATGGACTAAAAAGCAATACTGGAGTAAGTGTTATAACTGCTCAAAAGAACTACATACAATCACTACGTATGAAACGTCGTTGATTTATTATAGAAACCGTGTATGATAAAAATAAGTAAAACGACTAAGTATTACAAATAACATATAGTTTATGAAAGACCTAAAGATTAAAGAAGATCAAGGAGTCGTTAGTGGATTAGATAACGTAGGAGCTAAAGCAGCAATTGATCTTTATATGAGAGCAATGAACTCTCGTCGTAAT